CATACACAAATTCAGATGTAGATACACATATAAACACAAGTACAGCATCATCTGGTGAAGTACTAAGTTGGAATGGTAGTGACTATGACTGGGTGGCAGTCAGTAGTGATCTCGTTGATGACACAACACCGCAGCTGGGTGGCAATTTGGATCTCAATGGAAATCAGATCACAACATCTGCTGGTGCTTACATACGAGGTGATGATGGCTCAGGTCACGGTTTAATTTTTTATTCAAACACTGACTTTAAATTTGAAGCGGGTGGAAGTGATTTCACATTTTCCAATGGTAATGTGGTTGGTGTTAATAACCTTGCGGCAAGCACACTGAACGGGCACACCGTTCCTGGAGGTTCGGCTGGCACATTGGCATTAACATCAGATATTTCTGGTGGCGGTACTTCTTGGCAAGCGGTTAAAACATCAGCGTTTACAGCCGTTGCTGGAGAAGGATATTTTGTAAATACTACAAGTGCTGCTATTACAGTAACACTTCCAGCGTCACCATCTTTAGGTGATGAGGTAACTATCGTAGATTACGCTGGTACAGCAGATACAAACAATATTACAGTAGCTAGAAATAGTGAAAACATACAAGGTTCTGCTGCTGACTTAACAGTTTCAGTTGAAAGAGCAGCATTTACACTTGTTTACACTGATGGAACACAAGGTTGGTTATTAAAAGACAAATAAAAATTAAGGAGAAAATAAAATGGCAAAAACATATCAATACTGTGTAGCAGAAAACTGGGGAAAGGGTTTCATCGAGCCCTCTGAATCTTCTAAAATCAAGTTTGTCGGCTATCCTGGTAATGTTTGGCAAGTTCCAGCACATAACAAATATGCAAATCTTTGGATTGCTAAAGTTGCAGGTGTTGTTAAAACTAAGGATGAAGCACAAGCAATTGTTGATGTTGAAGTTACTGCTGCTCAATCTGCGTGGGACGCTTTATCTGAAGAAGAAAAAGCACAAAGTCAAAGACCTGCCGATATAACATTAGCAGAATAAATAGGAGTACAATAATGTCTACATATAAAGAAATAAAAGGAACAACAATCCAATCCTTTACATCTGATCCAGCCAACGCTATTGCAGGTCAAATTTGGTACAACACTACCTCAAATGCATTAAAAATTTCAGATGGTCCTCAATCAAAAGCCTGGGCTACAGGCGGAAATATGAATAGTGGAAAAAGACGATTAGGAGACGCAGGTACACAAACAGCCGCTTTAGCTTTTGGTTCACAAGGTAATATTGCCCAAACAGAATCTTATGACGGTACTTCTTGGACTGAAGTTAATGATTTAAATACTGGAAAAGGATATTTAGCAGGAACTGGGACACAAACAGCTGCTTTGGCTATTGGTGGCAAAATTCCATCTTTAACAGCACAAACGGAATCTTGGAATGGAACAAGTTGGACAGAAGTAAATGATTTAAATACGGCAAGAGCCTCTTTAGCAGGAGCTGGAGTTCAAACAGCTGCTTTGGCTTTTGGTGGATTTTCAGGATCTCTACCTTACGATTCTTTAACAGAGTCTTGGGATGGTACGAGTTGGACAGAAGTAAATGATTTAAATACAAATAGACTTGGTATGGCAGCTGCTGGAACAAGTAATACTGCTGTTTTAACTTTTGGAGGAACTTTACCTGGAGCAACAGGTAAAACAGAATCTTGGAATGGTACCAGTTGGACTGAAGTTAATGACTTGAATACGGCAAGAAGATATTTAGGAGGAGCTGGAACTCAAACAGCTGCTTTAGGTTTTGGTGGATATACGCCATTTTTAGCCAAAACCGAAGAATGGAATGGATCATCTTGGACAGAAATAAATGATCTGGGAACTGCAAGATATGGTCTGGGAGGCGCTGGATCTACTAATACAGCTGCTTTAGCTTTTGGTGGATTGAATAGTTCATATAGCACTAGCAATGCAACAGAAGAATTTACAGAATCAGGTGGAACCAGAACAATATCAGCAAGTTAACAACAATTATTGCTAACGTTTCTTACACCTTGCAATAATTTTTAAATAGGATAAAAATTATGGCCACATATAAAGAAATAAAAGGAACAAAGATTCAAAGTTTTTCATCGGATCCCGCTAATCCTATTGCAGGTCAAATTTGGTATAATTCTACCTCAAATGCATTAAAAATTTCAGATGGTCCTGAAATAAGTGCCTGGGCTACAGGCGGAAATGTTAACACAAGTCATAGTAGCGTTGCTAATGCTTCAGCAGGAACTCAAACCGCAGCATTAGTTTTTGGTGGATTTCCTCCATTAAAATCTGAAACAGAGTCATATAATGGATCTAGTTGGACTGAAATCAATGATTTAAACTCTGGAAGATATGCACTTTCAGGAACAGGAACTCAAACTGCAGCTTTAGCATTTACTGGATATCCATCACCATTAGGAGGTTTAACAGAATTATGGAACGGAACAAGTTGGACTGAAGTAAATGATTTAAATACTGTAAGAATATTTGGAGGTAGAGCAGGAACTCAAACAGCAGCTGTAGCTATGGGTGGAACTCCACCACCTTTTTCAGGTGGTATAGCAATAACAGAATCTTGGAATGGTACAAGTTGGACTGAAGTAAATGATTTAAACACTGGAAGAGCAGAATTTACTAGTGCAGGTGCATATAATTCAAGTATTGTAACAGGTGCAGGTGGTTGGACTACTCAAACAGGACAAACAGAATCATGGAATGGAACATCTTGGAGTGAGGTAGCAGATTTAAATGTATCTAGATTAAGTGCTGCTGGTTCTGGAACAAGTAATACCAATATGCTTATATCTCATGGAAATTCTCCCCCGACTACATCAGAACGGGTATTAACAGAATCATGGAATGGAACAACTTGGACAGTGCTTGCGACCGCTAATGCAGGTGTTACTGGAACATCAGGAGCAGGATCAAATACAGCTGCTTTAGCTATATCAGGTAATGGAAATCAACTAGGGTCAGAAGAATTTAATAATTCTGGTGGAACCAGAACAATAACAGCAAGTTAAACTATGGCCACATATAAAGAAATAAAAGGAACAACAATCCAATCCTTTACATCTGATCCATCAAATGCAATTAGTGGTCAAATTTGGTATAACACTACCTCAAATGCATTAAAAATTTCAGATGGTCCTGAAATAAGTGCCTGGGCTACGGGTGGAAATTTGAATAATGGAAAAAGACGATTAGGAACCGCAGGTACACAAACAGCTGCTTTAGGTTTTGGTTCACAAGGTTTTATTGCCTCAACAGAATCTTATAACGGTACTTCTTGGACTGAAGTCAATAATTTAAATACTGGAAGACAATCTTTAACAGGAGCTGGTGCAGACAACACATCTGCTTTAGCTTTTGGTGGAGATGTTCCAGGTACACCAGAATTTTTTGCAGGAACAGAGTCTTGGGATGGTACGAGTTGGACGGAAGTTAATGATTTAAATACAGGTAGGGTATCTTTAGGAGGATCTGGAGTTCAAACTTCAGCTTTGGCTTTTGGTGGATTTGCAGTATCTCTACCTTACTTAGCTGTAACAGAATCTTGGAATGGAACTAGTTGGACAGAAGTTAATGATTTAAATACATCTAGACTTGGTATGGGTGCTGCTGGAACAGATAATACCTCTGCTTTAGCTTTTGGTGGAACTTTACCAGGAGCAACAGGTAATACTGAAACTTGGAATGGTAGTAGTTGGACTGAAGTTAATAATTTAAATACTGCAAGAAGATATTTAGGAGGAGCAGGAACAAACACAGCTGCTTTAGGTTTTGGTGGATATACACCATTTATAGCTAAAACAGAATCTTGGAATGGAACTAGTTGGACTGAAATTAATGATTTAGGAACAGCAAGATATGGTTTAGGAGGAGCGGGTATTCAAACAGCTGCTTTAGCTTTTGGTGGATTGAATAGTTCATATGCCACTTCCACTGCAACAGAAGAATTTTCAGAAACAGGTGGAACCAGAACAATAACAGCAAGTTAAACTAAGAATAAAAACTATGCCTACATACAAAGAAATAAAAGGAACAAATGTTCAAAGTTTTTCTTCAGATCCAGACAATCCTATTGACGGTCAAATTTGGTATAACACTGGTTCAAGTGTATTAAAAGTTAAAAAACCATCACTCGCTTCTTGGGCAACTGGTGGGAATATGACCTATAGCCAATTTGCAATAGCAGGAGCTGGAACACAAACAGCAACCATAGCATTTGGTGGAAGTGGTTCTAATGTACCACCAGCAACTTATGATGGAACAAGTTGGACAGATGCACCTCTCTTAAATAGTGAAAGACAAGGTTTAGCAGGAGCTGGAACACAAACAGCAGCTTTAGCTTTTGGTGGAGAAATCACTCCTAGCACAGGAACAGCTGTAACCGAAACTTGGAATGGAACAAGTTGGACGGAAGTCAATGATTTAAACAGAAGCAGAAGAAATTTAGCAGGAGCAGGAACGCAAACAGCTGCCTTAGGTTTTGGTGGATCATTTGAGTATTTTACCGAATCTTGGAATGGTACCAGTTGGACAGAAGTAAATAATTTAAATACTGCAAGAGAACGGTTAGGAGGAGTTGGAACTCAAACAGCTGCTTTAGCTTTTGGTGGAGTACCACCATCACCAGCAACGGGTGTAACAGAATCTTGGAATGGTACAAGTTGGACAGAAGTTAATGATTTAAATACTGCAAGACGTTTTATAGCAGGAGCAGGTACACAAACAGCTGCCTTAGGTTTTGGTGGACAACCACCAACAACGGGTAAAACAGAGTCTTGGGATGGTACGAGTTGGACAGAAGTTAATGATTTAAATAATGCAAGGTATTGGATGGGAGGAACTGGCGTCAGCACTTTAGCTTTGGGTTTTGCTGGATACACTCCTGGAATACTTACAGAAGAATGGACTGCTAGTCCTGGAGTTGAAACAATAACAGCAAGTTAAACTAAATAGAACTAAATAAAGTATTATATATACCTTATAATAAATAAAGTGAAGGATTGAAAATGACTAAAGAAAACTTAAAAGCCCTAATTGAAAAAGAAGGTGAAAACCTTAATAGTCTTTTAGAAGTACAAGATTTAAAAGACTTTAAAGCGATGACTTCCGAGTTAAGAGATACTTGGACTAAAAAACAAATGTTTCGTACAGAAACAGAAGCAAGATTTTCTGTACTACAAGACAATAGATACCCTACCAAAGCAGCCAAATACTGGCAGTGTGTAAGAGAACAATCTAGTTATCTGGATAATCTTATGACACTATCATTTGAGTATAGAAGAAATCAGGCCAAAATCAAATGGTTAGAAAAGAAAATTACTGAAGAAACAGATGATTATAAACTAACCAAATATGAAATTGATTTAGACGAAAAACGTTATGTAAAAGCATCTATGGAAAAACAAGCGTACCATAGAATGAGAGAAATTAAAATGTGGTCTAAATTGAAAAAAGAATTTAACGATGGTTCTTTTGATGACAAAGATGTCAACCAACACCAGTTAGAGTCTTACGGTAGACAGTATGCTGAAAAAGCAAAACAACTAACTGAACATTCATCTGATACAGATAAATTCAACGTATTAGGACAACTACAGTCATTACAAAGAATTAAAAAATCTGGTGAGTTATTAAGTTCTTACGAAAAAAAAGAACAATTGTCTAAACCTGAAGAGTCAAATTCTTAAATAGTTGTTTTTAGTCTTTAGTTTTCTTATAAATATGTAAGAGAACTAAAGGTATTTTATGGCAACACCATCAAGCAGAGAACAATTAAAACAATACGCTTTAAGAGCACTCGGAAAACCAGTCATTGAAATTAACGTAGATGACGACCAACTAGAAGATAGAATAGATGAAGCATTACAATACTATGCTCAATATCACTATGATGGTATTCGTAGAACCTATCTAAAATATCAATACACCGAAGCTGATAAAGCTAGAATTACAGGTAACTCGTCTGAGTCTGCTACTAAAAATTCTGTTACAACTACTTGGAGTGAAGGTAACAATTATATTATTGTACCTGAAAGTGTTTTTTCAGTTATCAACATTTTCCCTTTTTCAGATAAAGGTAATTTAAACTTATTTGACGTAAGATATCAATTACGATTAAATGATCTTTACGATTTTTCTTCAACATCAATTATTAATTATGATATAGTGTTAAGACACTTAGATTTTTTAGATCACATATTAGTAGGGGAAAAACCATTTAGATTTGTACAAAATGATAATCGTTTGTACATAGATATGGACTGGACAAATGATTTACAAGTAGGTGAATATCTAGTCATTGAAGCATATCGTAAATTAGATCCTGAAACGTTTACAGATATTTACAATGATATGATTTTAAAAAGATATGTAACGGCTTTGTTTAAGAAAAATTGGGGTGCCAATCTTAGTAAGTTTAATGGAGTTGCAATGTTAGGTGGAGTTACTTTAAACGGTCAACAAATTTATTCAGAAGCAATACAAGAGATTGAAAAAATAGAAAACGAAATTAGAAACTCGTTTGAAATGTCACAACCACTTATGATAGGATAATGATATGGCAGTTAATCATTATTTCCAAGGTGGTAACGGTATCGGAAATACCAGTGAAAAAAGATTATACGAAGATTTAATTATAGAAGGCCTAAAAATATACGGCAAAGACGTTTATTACTTACCACGAACATTAGTTAATAGAGATTTAATACTTGGTGAAGACTCGCTAAGTAAATTTGATGATTCATATTTAATTGAAATGTATATGGAAACCACCGAAGGATTTGCTGGTGACCAAGAAATTATTAATAAGTTTGGTTTAGAAATTAGAGAAGATACAACCTTTATGGTTGCTAAGAGAAGATGGCAAGATGCTGTTGATAGTCAACATACTTTAATTGTTGATGGTCGACCTAACGAAGGTGATATTATCTATATGCCATTGATGAATAGTTTTTTTGAAATACAGTTTGTTGAAGACCAAGAGCCATTCTTTCAGTTAGGTAACTTACCAGTTTACAAATTAAGAGTAACACGTTGGGAATACAGTTCAGAAAAAATTCAAGGCACTATACCTCAAATTGGTGAAGCGGAAGATAACTATTCACTAGATCAATTAGCACATCAAGTTACATTAGAAGCGGAAACAGGTTCTATTGTATTAGAAAACGATAGTGCTAGTGGTGAAGTTAATTATATGTTATTAGAAACGTACAATATACAAACACAGGCAAATACCTATGCCGACAATTTGGATTTAGATACGGAAGCAGGTTTTGATACCGCAAGTGCTGCTGATGATATACTTGACTTTAGCGAATCAAATCCATTTGGAGATGCAGGACCACTATAATGTTTGGTAATTATTTTTACAACGAGAGTATGAGAAGAATGACAATTGCCTTTGGACAATTGTTTAATAATATTCAAATCAAAAGAAAAGACTCTAACGATACAGTTATACAATCTATTAAAGTTCCTTTGGCTTATGCTCCAAAAGAAAAGTTTTTAGTACGATTAGATCAACAACCCTCTTTAGATGAAAGAGAATTTGCAATTACTTTACCTCGTATGTCTTTTGAAATTACTTCAATTGCTTATGACCCAAGCAGAAAATTAAATCGTATTCAAAAATTTAAAAGAGTAAAGACAACTGCTGATGGTAAGATATTAGATTATAACTATATGCCAGTACCTTATAACATATCATATAGTTTAAACATATTTACAGCAACAGCAGAAAGTGGCCTACAAATTGTAGAACAGATATTACCTTTCTTTCAACCAGATTATACTGTTACTGTTAATGCCATACCTAGTTTAAATATAAAAAGAGATGTGCCAATTGTTTTAAATAGTGTTACTTATGAAGATAGTTATAATGGTAGTTTTACACAACGTAGAGCTGTTATATACACACTTACATTTACTGCTAAAACTTATCTATTTGGACCAGCACAAACTCAAAAGGTTATCAAAGAGGTACAATCAGATATACATACTAATCCAACAACAGCTGGTACAGGAAGTGAAAGTAGAGAAGTAAGAATAGTAATAACACCTAATCCTACTTCAGCTGATGCTGATGATGATTTTGGATTTACAACAACAATAACAGATTTTACAGATAGTAAAAACTTTAATCCAACAACAGGTGAAGATGAATAATTATGAGTAAATTAGAAGAAAAAGTAAATGAAATTTTAGGTATAGAAAAAACAGAACCTAAACAAACTAAAGAGTTTAAGCCTTTAGTACCACGTAGAGAAGATAAAGAATCTCCAGATGTTGATAATGATTACAAATATAGTAGAGAAAACTATTATAATTTAATTGAAAGAGGACAAGAAGCTATAGATGGTATACTTGATGTTGCTAGAGAAGGCCAACACCCAAGAGCTTATGAGGTTGCTGGTGCTTTAATTAAAAATGTTGCTGATACTGTAGATAAACTACAAGACTTACAAAAGAAACTTAAAGACTTAAAAGAATTACCTAAAACAGCAAGTGCTAATATAAAAAACGCATTGTTTATAGGATCAACCGCTGAATTACAGAAAATGTTAAAAAATGAAAATATTAAAAGCAAAACGATCACACCCGAAAAAGACGATACTGAAGATAAGTGATTTAGTTTATAATAAACATTACGAAAAATATAAAACTAAATTAGATCAAGGTGTTGATGTGATAACTGATATAATGGAAAATCCTATCGAGGTTATAAAACATAAAATAATATCAACTCCTAGATTTGGTGCTTTAGGTGTAAGATATAAAGAAAAAGAATTTAGTGTGTATAAAGGAAGTCAAAGAGTAACAAGAGCTTTACAATTAGGTTATACACATATAGAGGCAATAATTAATGAGTAATGATGCATATTTGGGAAACCCTAATCTTAAAAAAGTAAACACTCCTGTAGAGTTTACACAAGAACAGATTGTTGAATATCAAAAGTGTGCCAATGATCCTCTATATTTTATGGAAAACTATATAAGGATTGTATCACTTGACGAAGGACTTGTACCTTTTAAAATGTATGACTTTCAAAAGAAGATAGTTAATACAATTCATAATAATAGATTTACAATATGTAAACTTCCAAGGCAGTCAGGTAAATCAACAACAACTATTTCTTATCTATTACATTATGCCTTATTTAATCCTAATTCAAACATAGCCCTACTTGCCAATAAATCATCTACTGCCAGAGATATATTAAGTAGATTACAATTAGCCTATGAAAATTTACCAAAGTGGATGCAACAAGGTGTTATTAATTGGAACAAAGGTAATATTGAATTAGAAAACAAATCAACCATTGTGGCGGCCGCTACTTCTTCAAGTGCTATTCGAGGTGGTTCTTATAATATAATATTCCTTGATGAGTTTGCTTTCGTTCCTACAAATATTGCCGAATCTTTCTTTAGTTCAGTTTATCCTACAATATCATCTGGTAAAAATACAAAGATGATTATTGTATCAACCCCTTATGGTATGAATCAGTTTTACAAATTATGGACAGATGCTGAAAATAAAAGAAACGATTATATACCTATAGAAGTACATTGGTCGGAAGTTCCTGGTAGAGATGAGGCCTGGAAAAAACAAACAATTAGAAACACATCACCTGAGCAATTTCAACAAGAGTTTGAATGTGAATTTTTAGGCTCTGTTAATACACTTATAAGTCCTGCTAAAATTAAAAATATGGCTTATATGAATCCTTTAAAGTCTTCAGGTAGTGTAGAAGTATTTGAGGCACCAATCAAAGGTCACACATACATATGTACCGTTGACGTATCCAGAGGTGTGGATAAAGATTATTCTGCCTTTATAGTATTTGATGTCACACAAATGCCTTACAAGGTGGTGGCCTTATATAAAGACAATGAAGTAAAACCATTTGTCTTTCCTAATATTATAGAACAAGTCTGTAAAGGATACAATAGAGCACATATATTAACCGAAGTCAATGATATAGGCCAACAAATTGCTGAAGCTTTACAGTTCGAAATTGAATATGACAATCTTATGATGACAACTCAAAAAGGTCGTGCTGGTCAAATACTAGGTGCTATGTATAGTGGCCGAGGTACATCTTTAGGTGTTCGTATGACTAAACAGATTAAACGAATAGGTTGTGCCAATATAAAGACATTGATAGAGGGTGACAAATTAATAATTAACGCCTTTAAGATTATAGAAGAAATATCTACCTTTGCTAAAAGAGGTCAAAGTTATCAGGCCGAAGATGGGGCAAATGACGACTTGATGATGTGTTGTGTTATATTTGGCTGGGTGTCAAATCAACCTTATTTTAAAGAATTAACTAACACAAATGCTCGTCAACAAATGTATGTGGAACAACAAAATTTGATAGAGCAAGATATGGCTCCGTTTGGATTTTTAGATGATGGTATCAATGACCACGAACAGGCTACAGTTGATGAATACGGAGATGTATGGCATCCGGTAGATATTCGTAAAGGTATGTAATTTTGTGGTATTATAAATATCTACAAGAATGAAACTTTGACTATGGGCGTATGAATAATACGAGTTTTGAACAACAAAAATGCAATTAGCTAATTAAAAGAGGAGAATAAACCTATGGCATTTCAAGTATCACCAGGTGTTCTCGTACAAGAAAAAGACTTAACTAGAATTATACCTGCAGTATCAACATCTATTGGTGCTATTGCTGGCGAATTTCGTAAAGG